CAAATCAGCAGTTGAAGGTGCAAAGCCCGTTGGCCGTAAGGAAGGTTCAACCGATGCTCCAAAAGAGTTTCTCGGTGAGTTCCGTGCTAAAGTTCGTGGTGCCCTCGGCCTCCCACTTGATTCAGAGCTTAACCAAGGTAACAAGGGCCTCAATAAGTAATTAGTTCAAAATATATAATTTTAATAAGGTCAGCCATTTATGGTTGACCTTATTTTTTTTGGCATTATAATATCATTAAGGAATATCCCTTATATGAAGAATTTAATATTTGACATAAGCCCATTAGCTTATAGATGGTTGTTTTCAGATTTAAATGATGTTAAGATGCTCGGTATGAATATACTCCGAAGCAAACTATTAAGAAACCTCATTTTTACCGTTGAAAAATTCAATCCAGATAAGGTATATATCTGTTTTGATTGCCAAGGTTCAAACTGGAGAAAGCAAAAATATAACTTCTATAAAGCACATCGAGCGGAGCTTAGAGAGAAACAAGATGTAAACTGGCAAGAGTTTTTTGATTTCGTTAATTCCTTCTATGATGAGTTAAGAATCAATTTCCCATTCGTTTCTTTAAGACACGATAAACTAGAAGCAGATGATATTGCTGCTCACCTTGTTAGAAGATTCTCCAATGACACTAATACTATTATCACCAATGATAGTGACTATCTCCAACTTTTAAAATATAAAAATGTTACGGTTATCAATGCATTATCTGGTAAGAAAATGGAATGCGATAGTCCCAAGAGATTCCTTGAAACCAAAATTTTAACTGGAGATAAGTCAGATAACATCCCAGCGGTTAGAGCAAGGTGTGGTCCAGCCACCGCAGAAGATTTAATTGATAGTGGGGAGATTTATAAACTTCTTGAAGAAAAAGATGCAGATGGAAACCCCAAGGAAATCAAGCGAAATTACGATAGAAACACGGAACTCATTGACCTTGAAAATACACCAGAGGATCTATTAATGAGTCTTGAAAATCTTATTGATGACTATAAGATGGCTGATACCAAACTTTTAACTACTTATATTCGTGATAACAGTTTAAGAGATTTATTTGATAACATTTCTTCTGTTAGAAGAATCCTCAACAAGTTAGTTCAACAAGAGAGTCAAGTTACTCTATAACCAGCTTGTACAACCTCTTTAAATACCTTATCTTCCATATATAGAACCTTAAAGTTCCATTTATGTGCCTTGCAATAGGCTCTAGCTGCCTCCCATTTAGCGGAGTTTAGAACCCATCGTTCTTGTTGCTCTAATAAGGTTTTCTTACGTTTCTTGGGTGATGGAACAGGTGGCCCAGCTTCGTGTTTTGGTTTTAATTCAATCATTTCTATCCTGGTAGCATTACCATCCTTCACTTTTACCACAAAGTCGGGATGGTAATTCCATTTAGTGCCAGTTAATGGATTAATATAAGGAACTTCTGGTTTCTCGCTAATCCACTCAAGAACATTTTTATTCCCATCAAGAAACTCCATGAAGATACGCTCCCAAGAAGACCTTGCCCAAGGAAGCCTAACCCCTTTATATTTCTCTCTATTTTTTGGTACAAAGAAGCCTTGGTGATATTTGTCATTCTTCGTGTAATTTATCATTTATCAATTCCTCTAATGTAATTGAGCATTTACCGTGTTTTTTCATATTTTCTTTTGCTGGGATTATTTCTAGATTTTCTTTTGATGAAAGAATTTCTTCGGATATACCGTTGATAAAACCAAAAATAATAGACACTTTATGATCAAGATGATATATTTTACCTCTTAAATTATTTGGGTCTATTTCCGACTTATACAAATTATATGTTTTATTTGAAAGATTTCTTGTTTTTTGTTCAAAAATTTCAAAATTAGATTTTTCTTGTTGTGGCCTAATGCTACCCATTTCTTCTTTTGATCTAAGTCGTTTTGCAATAAGTCTTTCGTGATCTTCTTTAGATAAGTTTTCATAGAAAGGAATAAGAGAACTTATTAACAACTTCCTTATTTTTTCTTCTCGCTCTTTTCCATGATATTTATTTAACCAACCACATTTTTCCTTTTTTTCTTCGTTTGTTAATGTAGCATAATATTCTAAACTAGAATTCTTCATTTTATTTACTATACTATCCATTTCTCCGTTTTCTTCTCTAACTTTCCAGATTCTCGTTTGGTTATCTTTAACTTTTTTTATAAATTTTGTATATTTTTCTTTATCGTTTTTTAGTTTATTTCTACTGTAAGTACAAGCACATTTACACGAACATGTATTATTGTATCCAGCCCCTAAACTCACAAACCTCGTAGGTGAGTTACAGACAACACATTTACCTTCGCTTTCTTTTTTCAAATAAGTATCGTAATATTCTCGGATACTTAAACTTTTATGATTATCTCTTAAATGTTTAGATAATTTCCTAATGTTATCAACTTCTTTATTGCAGAAGACACATTTCATAATACTTATCTCCCAGTATAATGTATTTATATGGGAAAGACAAATTATGCGGGAATTAAATTATTTATAAATAGTGGTTATGCCTGAGATAAATCCCAGTAAAATTGTACCAAACACATCGGGAGCAAAGTCTGTCGATAAGGAAGGGGACATTCGCACTAAATATTTTGAAGTCACCTTTCCTTTAAGATCGCTTAATAAAGATACTTTTGGACTACTTAGTGATAAACCCACGGTGACATTGAGTTTGGGTGAGTTTGTGGCATTCCATACTTTTTCTGGGAAAGCAGATATACCAAACAGACAATCTGTTGCAAAAATGACAGATAAACAAAAAAGAGAAACTTTGTTATATCACTTTGGAATATTCCTTTATGGTGATGCTAAAAACTCAAGTCTAAAAAAGTTAGCAATTATAGAACTTAAAAACTACTTCCTTGAACCATTATCAAAGTTTGATAATAGAAAAGTATCAAAATCAGAGGGCATGAGTTTTATAAAAGATTATATTAGTAAAGCATTAATGGCGGGAAATACGGACGAAATAATTAGTTTTGGATTAGAAAAAAACTTTAATGTGTTATTTAATGAAGAAACTGTATTTTTAAGAGACAATTTCAAAAACCCAACATTATCAGCATATAACCGTTTTGAGAAAGCATTCTTACCAGAAGTCCCCCCAAATGCAAAAATAGCTCACTTTAAAGAATTTAGAACTTTCTATGATATCAAGAACATTAGAAACCTTAAAAAAGTAGTTGATTTGAAAGAGATAATAGCAAGAATGAGTTCTTTAAATGACGAGTCAAACGATAAGAGATTTAAATAACATCATTATGATATAATGATATAAAAGAGGAAATAACATGGCTTTAAGAGATTACTTTAATTTTGGTAAAAACTTCGGTAAACGTAAGAGGGAAGATGCCCTCTCACCAGAGGAAAAAGAAAGACTATTCAAAGTTCGTCAAGGTATCTTTAGTGCCTTAGAAGGCAAGGAGAAGGAGAAAGAAGGCAAGACCGAAAAGGTCGGTATATCTGATCTTCAAGACTTTGCTGGTATTGGTGACTTCAGTGGAATGATGAATGTTTATTCCAAGTACATTTATCAGAGCGAAGCAAGTAAACAACAGAGACTTGAGATTTATCGTGAGATGGCTAAGTTCCCAGAGATTGCTTTCGCCATTGATGAATACGTTGATGAAGCAATTAATTTTGATAAGGTAGGAACAGAATTCTGCAAACTTGAGATTACCAATCAAGCTATTAAAGATAATGAACATGCTAGAAAAACCATTAAAGCAGAGTTTGTTCACTTAATGTATGAGACAATGAAGGCTGATGAAACAGTTGATATCTGGTTTAGAGAGTTTATGATTGATGGTGAGATTGCTTTAGAAAACTGCTTTGATAACGATAAGCCAGAAAAGGGTATCACTAAAGTTAAGAAACTTATGACCTCTAGAATTCATCCAATTTGGGATGACCTTGAAGCAGAAGATATTTCATTTTTCGCATATAGAAACGATAAAGAAGTTCTCAGTATGCCAAAGTCATCTATCTCATATGCAAACTCTGGTATCTCAAACTTTGATTCAACAGAACAAGATAAGTTAATCCTAAGTTTCCTTGAGCAAGCCAAGACTACCTATCGTCGTTTGAAGTTGATGGAAGATGCTCTCGTTATCTACCGTCTTGTTCGTGCCCCAGAACGCCGTATTTTCAAGATTGATGTTGGTAACTTACCAAAGGGTAAAGCAGAACACTTCGTTCAACAGATGATGACCAAGTATCGTCAGCGCAAGTTCTTTGATCCAAAGACGGGCGATGTTTCAGAAGGTCTTG